TTCTGATGAATCTTCATCAAATTCGACATATTGTATCTTCTTATGTGTCTGCGAAACAAAAACAGACTCCGGCCCGACCTGCTCTCTAGTTGGTCTCCCATCCGCAACCACTTTATATCGTACCTCAAGCCTTCAACGAAGTGCTTACGAAGATATCACCGAAGAATATACATTAACCCACGTGAGTTACCTCAAATGATAAATGACAAGGAAACAGGCCAGCAATTGCTAGACCTATTGGATTTGAACCAAGAGAAGATGATTCGGAATTTAGTAGAATTGGAGATGTCGTACAATGGCGGAGACGTCCATGTAGCGTTCAAATGGGTCGAGGCAGATATGTATCAATCTTATATGGAAATTATCGAATCTAAGTAAAGGAACTTAAAATGAAACCTTGGAAACTTATACTACACCTACAAAGTGATAACGGTAAACTATTCAAACAAGAGACTATTAGAAAGGAAGCAGAATCTGGCAATGACGAATTCTTCGCTGGCCTAAAACTTACTTTTCATCCCCTTATCACCTTTGGTGTCAAAAGAATCCCATGGTCTAATGTAGGGCTTGACGATGAAAAAGACCTTGCTTGGGACAAGTTCGCCGAATTAACTACCGCTCTTGCCAACCGTGAATTGACCGGTCATGCCGCAAGGGATGCCATCATTGTAGCGATGGAATCTGCTGGTAAAGATCAATGGGACTTCTGGTATCGTCATATACTTATTCAAGATATGCGAGCCGGGTTTACTGAATCGACTGTGAACAAAGCGGTCAAAGAGGCCAAGAGACACCCAGACTATACAATACCGGTATTTGCATGTATGCTTGCTCATGATAGTGCTAAGCACGAAAAGAAACTCGTAGGTAAGAAACAGATAGAAATCAAACTTGATGGCGTTAGAGTTCTGACAGTGATCAAGGCGAATAAAGGCGGCGTCATTCAAACGACTCGAAATGGCCGAGAACTTCATAACTTTGGTCATACAAAAGATCAACTTATGGAGATGGATTTTCCTGTTGATACCGTGCTTGACGGGGAGATTATGTCTGACAACTTTCAAGATCTGATGACCCAAGTCAATCGTACAAGTGACGTTGATGCGGGTGACGCGGTGCTTCATGTATTTGACATATTACCACTTGATGAATTCCTTGACGGCAAAAGTACATTAAATCAAGTTGCTCGGTCTAGTATCGTGGAACATTGTGGTAAGATTTATAATCTTCAACACGTTCGATTCCTTTCTAGTGAAGTTGTTGATCTCGATACAGATGATGGTCGGGCACGATATAAGGAAATTAATCAACAGGCAATCGATGGCGGTTATGAAGGAATCATGCTAAAGGACCTTGAATCGATGTATGAATGTAAACGATCTGCCCATTGGTTGAAATTGAAACCATTTATTACTGTTGATCTAATAGTCACAGGACTGGAAGAGGGCGAAGGAAAATATGAAGGTACTTTGGGCGCACTGGTATGCACTGGTACTGACGATGGCAAAGAGATCTCTGTTAGCGTTGGTTCTGGGTTAACTGACGCAATGCGCGACCTTATATGGAATGCCACAGACCCTATCGGTATCGTAGAAATAAAAGCAGATGCCATCACTCAATCCAGAGATAAGGACACATATAGTTTAAGATTCCCTCGGTTCGTTCGATTCCGAGGCTTTGATGAACAGGAGAAAATGTAATGACTAATTATGAATTAACAACTGAAGAAAAGATGATGCATATGTTTGAGGTTGTTCATGGAAAATTTTCAAACAATTTTGAAGTTACCTATGTACAGCATGATGATTATGACGACAAAAGCCCGCACGAAGACAGCATCATCGTGTCGAAAAACGGCAGCTATTGTTGGAGTGTTACTAAAAGCGACCTGTTATTTGATTACATGACAAGAAACTTGAATATGTGGGAAATCAAATATGGCGAAGAAAGCCAAGGTGGTGTATCGCAATGATAGTAGGTATAACATTCAGTACGTTCGATTTATTTCATGCCGGCCATGTTGCTATGTTACATGAAGCAAAGTCGCAATGTGATCATCTCATTGTGTGTCTTCAAACAGACCCGACACTTGACAGACCTGGGAAGAACTACCCCATCCAATCTGTATTTGAACGATATGTGCAGCTGAAAGGTTGCTCTTATGTCGATGAAATCATACCTTATGCACGAGAGACTGATGTTGAGGATATAATGCTCACATATATGATAGATAAGAGGTTTATCGGGGAAGAGTACAGAGACAAGGAATTTACAGGCAAGCAAATCTGTATAGGGCGAAATATAGAAATTGTATACAATAATCGCAAGCATTCGTTCAGTACCAGTAATCTCAGGGAACGAATAGTCAAGCGCTGTGCTCAGGATGTAATATCGTCGTTATAAACTTAGTTAATGTGCCCATAAAAAGATTTGTGTAAAATAATGAAAATAGTTGTTGACATTGTACCTAGACCATGATATAATACATGTATAGAAATTAAGAAAAGAAGAGAAATATTATGAATTTAGAAACTGCAATTGAAACGATTTTTGAAAATGAACATCTAGAAGATGCGTATGGTGAATGGCTCATGACAGAGTCTGATTGCCTTATCGGTAATGGAGACATGTTACTCCGTGCTGTTGACAGCTGTTATGACATTGGTATCTTTGTCGAATACGCTATCAAGAAAAATCTATTTCCAAAGGAAATGTTATGAAAACTAGAAGCGACTTTATCACTGACGAACATCTGATCTATCTTGACGAATTACGAGATAGTGGTATTACCAACATGTTCGCTGCACCCAATTATATACAAGAATTTTTCCAAGAAAGCCGAAAAGATGCTCTTGCCATTGTTGGTTATTGGATGTCCTCATTTGGAAATGTGTCACGATGAATAAAATGCTATTTAGTGCACTATTAACCCCTGATGGTACGGTGATTCGTTCACGCCATCGGCATGATTTTGTGAGACACCAAGATCAGAATGGAGAAGAGTACTTTCTTGATGGCGGTTGTGATTATATTCGCACCAGTGTCAATAAGGAACAAGGCGAGCATTTAACTATAACTATGGATGATGATATATGTGTTGTCCGAGAATGGCTCGATTGGGGTACTTATGGAATAGCCGGTGATGAACCGCTTCATTATGTCAAATTGATGGATATGGATATTGGGCACATACAAACTCTTTTGAACCCAGATATGAAAATCCCTATGCAGTCCGAGCTGAGATTTTTTATGGAAGAAGAACTGGAATATCGAAAGGATTACGGATTATAAGAATCATTTCAGATTAGAGTTATTAGATCATATAAATAACTAAATGAAATCATTTAAATATTTAAGGGAAGAAATATCGCAAGATCAACTTGATCAAGTCGAGAAGTTTGCCGACAAATTATTTAAGAAAGCGAATATAGATGTATCATTCACGCGACACTTCGCCGATCGAATGAACGATGAACGAAATGGAAAACCTATTACTGCCGCCGAGCTGATCAGTTTGTTCCGAAAATCTTGGAAGAAACTAGGCAAGTCCATAGCAGACTTTCCCGACAACTTTGAAGCGGTTATTCATGATGTAGCCAACGATGTTAACATACCGTTCGTTATCAATGATAGAACAAAAGATAAAGAAATGATCACAAAGACTATAATGAGAAAGAAGGATTTTAAATCCAGCGACCCAAAAATTAAGGTATAAACATGAAGTCATTTAAAGAATTCCAAACAGACACAGACGAAGCTACGATTCCTCAAGGCAAAACTGCCATGACTACCCGCGACTCTATCTCTAAGAAGGATAAGGCCACATTACTGAAAGTTAGTAAGATGATGGCCAAAGAAAAGAAACCTCGTAAAGAAGCAGTCGAAGTTAATAAGTCGATTATATATTCTACAGACGCAAGCGGTAATGATTATGAACTACACGTTGGCGTCAACAAAAATGGCAAGTTCTTCGTTGAATTGAGGTCTGGCAATATGAAACACGATATGTCAACATTGGCCGGAAGCAAGGGAAATGGAGGCAAGATGCAACGAAGCGTGGAAAGTGCTGTATCCAAGGTTTGGGCTCGGGTTTCCGAAAAGAGCAACACCATTAGAACAAACGCCCTTGCCAATGCAATGAACGAAAAGAGCGTTGGTTCAGTGTTCAAATGGCGTCGAAAATTTAAAATGTAATCGGTATAAATAAACTAAACTTAACTAAAGAGAAAAACAAGAATGAACACTGAATTTGATAATATTGTTGATGCCGCCAAATTGTTCGGTACACAAATTAAAGAAGCCAAGGCAAAGAAAGTACTATCTGACCCGGATATGGAGACTAATAAGGCATTCGTATCTGATCGCAAGATTCCAACGTATCTGAAATCTATGTTCGTTAAAAAGGTTGACGACTATAGCGATGCTAAGTATTGGCAAGGAAAGACGTCTATGGAAGGAAAGAAGGGCGAGAAATTACTCGCGGATAATGGCTGGGAAAGTCGTCCATCAAAAGAAGATAAGAAGATGGTGCTTTGGTCGAATAGTTCAGAACCTAAGATGAGCATCGTTCAGAACACTAACGTTGGTAACTTTTGGATTCAAAATTCTAATAAGCAAGCGATGCGTACATACAAGAAAAAGTTAATAATCGCCATTTATAGCTAGATGACAATGTTACTTGTACAACTCGAACATAATATGAATCATGAGAAATCATGTAAAGGGGTTGCATTGTCTTAATAATTAATAACAGACAATGATTAACCCGCAATAGAAATGTCGCGGGTTTTTTTTGGCCAGAATATAGTTAGAAGGCAATAATATGAATATCGAACCGACAATAACATTCGGCAATTCCTTACCTAAGGCAGACGTGATGGGATTGACCTTAACCAAAGATGCTTCGCAATTCATTAAAGCGGAGATCAAGCGCAGGTCAGATACAACTGTCGGTGTTCGGTTTGGTGTAGAAGGTGCTGGGTGTGGAGGATATCAATATGTCGTGGAGTTCGTTGACAACCCACACGAACTTGATTATAAGTTTGTAGACATATGGGATGACGTATCTATATTTGTTGACAGAAAGTCTATACTGTTGATCGATGGAATGGAAGTCGACTATGTTAAAAAGGCATTTGAATCGGGGTTGACGTTTAACAACCCTCTTGCAGGGCAGGCCTGTGGTTGCGGTGAATCGTTTAGTTTAAAATAGAACCGAGTACACTGAATGCTATGAAGCTCGGGTAGGATAACCCTGCTAAAATGAAGTTATAGATCGTAATTAGATAAGAAAAAGATTGACAACGTACCATATATGTGATATAATACAAGTATAAGAAATCAGAAATACATTCGGGTGTTCCTCGAGTGAATGATCTTCAACAATATAGGTTTGATTAAAAATGTTCTAATAACAGGAGAAGAATTATGAAAAATCCAGTGGCAAAACATGCTCGTACTTACAACAAGTCGGTTGTAATGCGAGATAAGAAGAAGGATTATACTCGAAAGGGTAAATCGAAGTTCAAGAATGAAGACAAAGATAACTTTGAAATGTTGATAACCCACACCAATATTTCAAAGTTATCGGAGTTAATTTGTGATGACAACGCGGCCGCGACATATTACATGTAATCTTTAACGTAATAGTAACATAGGTATTGCATTATAACACTTATGGTGTTACCTATGTTACATTAACGCCGTATTCGAATACGGAATTGATGAAGTGTTTATGTAATCATCTAAGGAGGAATTCGACTGCCTTATAAAAAAATACGGTTGAGCCAATTAAATACGCAGAAGGGGCCGACAACACCTTGACGCTCGGAGAGACGAGACTCATTCCAAACGGGCCCTCTAGGTGGGGGCATTGCACTGTTAATGCAAGTGTTCTAGGTTCGAATCCTAGGTTTGGAGCCAATTTACACCGGCGCATGGTTGCTGGAAATTCATTGTCAAGGCGTCACTTTGATTTTCTATACGAGGTTCGATTCCTCGGCTGGTATACCAACAAAGAATAGAAACACTATATACTATGATTATATAAAAAAGGTAAGATGAGATGAAAGTGTCAATAGATAACATAGGCGGCCAAATCGCAAAGAGTGACGACCGCTATATTGTAACAGACAACACCAGCTTGAAAAACTTGGTTGTCAGCTCGACCGACTTGAAACGTTTAAAAAGCACGTCAGGTCATGCTCATGCAGGGCAAGAAGAAGTCTACCATTTCGTCAGTGGTTCTGGCGTAATTGAACTTGATGAACGTACTTACTCGGTCAAATCGGGTGATATTGTTCTAATAGAAGATGGAGTCTTCCATCGGGTTCACGCAGGCTCGGATGGGTGCTATTTTATATGTGTATTCGATGGCACTAGACACGATAAAAGATCGTAGTCGTTATAAACTAAGTTAATACCCCTATAAAAATATTTGTGTAAAATAATGCATTTAGTTGTTGACATTGTACCCAAACCATGATATAATACTTGTATAGAAATTGAGAAACAGATTATATTATGTTAAATTACAAAATTATGGATAAACGACTTGCCGCTGCTGAACTAGTGGATGCCATCATAATGAAAAGGAATCGTACAGAATGTGTGGTTGAGAAACGAGCACTGATGACTGAATTAGAATTCGCCATTACAGAATTCAAAGTTATCGACGCTATCACCCTTCTAAGAAACCTATAGGATTATATTATGTTAATGACTTATACAAATTCACCCACCGATTTTTCCGTACACTGGGACTTGTCGGTATGTGATAACGATGGAAACCTTGACTTCTGGGACAAGTTCCTTGATGCCCAAGCCCTGGATTACATGACCCCTACTGTTGTACCTACCCTGACGCTAGAAGAAAAACTTGCGATGGCTGACGTATAATGACATTAATCACTGTATTAGAAGAAATCACTGACTGGGAATACCCCTCTGGTATGTACCACGTTAATGGCAACGGTGCTCTTGTTGGTTATCAACCTTCAGGCGGCGAATACAAAGAATTCATCAATCCCATGAAGAAATTCAGTCAATCTCGTCGTAAGTTTCGTACCCTACGGACTCGGCCCGATACGTCTGTGCCAGAAGGGACGACTTGGGTTGTCAAAGGAAGCAAAGATGCATCTTATGTTGTGTCTGATATCGAAGGAAAGCTATCCTGTACCTGCCCCGGCTTTAAATTCCGCCATGTGTGTAAACACACCAAATGAGACATTTTACCCATGTATTTTACGGGTACTCGACATAATACATGGGTATTAACTTAGTTAATGTGCCCATAGAAATATTTGTGTAAAATAATGAAAATAGTTGTTGACATTGAACCACATCCGTGATATAATACATGTATAAATTAATTGAAGAGACTAAAAATATGTACAATCCTGCTTTCCAAACTACTGATTCAAAAGGCGGCCGTTATTCGGAATTCTGTATGGACAACCTGAAGTCAGGCGGTCTAGGTTCGTTGATCTCCCATTCAAAAGAGATCACTGTTGAATACAAAAAAGGTCTGGTTGCAGATCTCCTTGAAGGTCGATACTCCCTTGTAACTCGAGAGATGATGAATGATCTTGATCTTGAACCTAACGAAGAAATAGAATTCGGTGGCGCGGATGGTTTCAAATGTATTCGTGCTCATGGCGTCGAATATCGTGAAAAGAAAAGCGCGATTGTGGTGGTATAATATGACTATAATAAAGGTAGGAACGCGAGTAGAAGGTGTTTGGGGCATGGGCATTGCCAATGATATTGGAACTGTTGTATCGTTTGCCGATGACAACAAAGAACGTGCTATTATTAAGTTCGATGAGTCTCCATATGATGATGACAGTGGCAGAACGCTGCATATCCGCACTAACGAGATCAGAGAGAAAGGTTATCGCTCGCCCAACGGTTCTCCTATAGGAGTATATCTCTATGAATAATTGCTATCGAAGATACAGAGATGAGATTTAAAATAAACGTGTTCGATAGCAATGTTCGATACGGGCCAACTGTCGTTGATTCACTTGATGCATTCTTTCTTCTATACCCCGAAGATTTTATGTTATCAACCCAGGCTGGAGTTAGGATCATATTATCGAATCTTCAAGTTGGGGATCAAGTTGGACTTGAGTACAATCACTACATCAAGGTTCGCGTAATGCGAATCAAGGACCTTACATATCATTGAATAAATGGTTGACATTACACACTAGACATGTTATAATACATGTATTGAAATTGAGAATAATTAGATGATTAAACCTATAGTAAAGACTTTCCAATTCCTGACGTATGTTTCTGTAGGTGGTTCGAAGACTGAACTCAAATTGGGGGAATTCGTCAAGAAGAATGAACATCAAGCTCGGGTCGATCTACTCGAAGATGAATTACGACAGCTAGAATCTAAATTAAAAAAGGCACTTGAATCATGAGTACATATTATGCAAAGACTGCATCAATAGTAAATACAAGCAACGACAGGGCAGTTGAAGCTGAGGTTGACAACATTAAGATACATGAATCCCTGAATGCGTTTATAGCGCACAATAAGATTCATATGCGCTGGAATGGCAAGACGTATGTTGGCAATATGGCAGGGATGGAGTTTACAACACAAGGCCCTGAAGAATTTAATACGGGGATTAAACATGGACAAAGCTAAATTAAGTTATCGAATACGCTATGACTCAGAAGTAGCGGATTGGATTCATAAAGAGATAGTCTTGCTCGAAAATGAGATTGATACTTTGGCAACAGATTATGACTCACAAAGTCAGTATTTTTATCAAATGGAACATGAAATAAAAACGCTGCGTGATGATAATGCCAGGTTGATCGCAATGAGTAAAGATGGCAAGACCTTACAATTTACAGTAATAAAATAAACAATAGGAAATATATTATGTTAAGAGAAGAAATGGTTGAAGCGCTTCGAAGTGCTACATGTAAAGTAACATTCACCAAGGTAAATGGAGACACACGAATTATGTCCTGCACACTTAACTCGAGTGTAATCCCATCGGAGGAGGCACCACATAACCCCGCCTCCCCTGATGCACCCACCTCTGCCCGTACCGATGCTGTAATCGCAGTCTATGACGTTATAGCGGAAGGTTGGCGATCATTTAGGGTTGACAACGTGACTGAATTTGTGTACGCATAATGATTGCTGAAGTCGAAGAAAAAATGATTACCAAGAAGAAATTCTCTTCTATGGTAGAAAATGAAGTTGCCGTACACAAAATGGGATACATGGATGCTATCTTGATGTTATGTGAAAAGCATGAGTTGTACCCTGAAGATGCTAACAAGTTCTTATCTGATATTGTCAAAGATAAGTTGGAAGCAGAGGCCGTACGATTAAATTATATCAAGGGTGGTAATACATTACCCATCTAATGGAGTCATTTGATGCGTACTCTTATCACAACGCTTTGAAGTTACACTTTACGTCGAAGTACGATGCTATCAAGTATCGTTTCAAGACTAGTGCTACCCAGAAGTCGTTTTGGAAAAGGAAAGACAAGTTTTTCTTTGCCAAGGTCGCGAAGCGATTCGATGATAAGGATGACTTGATCAAATACTATGTGGCCCATTTTGTGAATGATT